CCACCCCGGCCCTTTTGAGCGTATCGATATAATTGTCGAATTTCGTCCCGACCTGGTCGACCACCTGGGCATAAGTCGTCATCTCCGTGGGATTTATGAATTCCTTGAACTCGGCATAGACGGAGCCCAGAGTATTCCAATCGGACAGGAAGGTATTGAATTCCTCTCCAGTCAGGCTTCCTCCGGTCAGGAGGTCCTTGACATTGGTCTGCTTTCCGGACGTGAGCATTCCGTAAAGCTCGGAAGTCTCGATATCGGCGGAGAAATATGCTTTTCCAACCACCCGGACCACATCGTCAAACTTGCCGGATAGAAAGTCCGCGTAATTCAGCAGCAGGTTTTCGATGACCTCCTGCGCGTTCGTGAACTCATAGCGGTATCCGGGAACGTCCCACGTGAAGTCCATGCCGGCCAGAGCATCTTCCACAATCGTAAGGTATTCCGAAGGCAGGGCTTCCATGAAGGCCGTCATTCGATCGTTGAAATCCTCTGCGATCTCCTTGCGGCCGCGGGCATACGCTTTTGCGATGGCCGTATATTCAACCTCCGGCTGGGCATCCCAGTCTGACTCAAACTCAGGCCAGTATCCTGTCCCGATGCCCCTTCCGGGGGTCCATCTCGATTGTTCCCTGGAATATCGGACGTTATGCTCGGATAAAGTAAACTCGGGAGCATCCTTGCCGAGTCCGAAAACAGAATTCAGAATGCCGCCGACAATATCCCCAATCCCTGCCCCGAGGGCGGCAGTGACCGCACTGGAGCCCGGGATAAAGGCGCCTATCGCCGTACCGATGGCAATTCCTGCGGCGGAGAGGTATTTCTGGTCAGAGATTGAGGAAAAAAGATTATATGCCTCATATGCGAGACCAATATATGATGCCACGTTTGTCCAGTTGATCGCTGCGGTATCGCTCCACTCGAGGAAATTCCCGTTTTCTACGATTCCTCCGGTGGTAAGCCCCCATCCGGATCCGCTGGAAGCCAGGTTCGAGATGCCCGACAAATTGAATATGCTCCCGGTCCCGGTTCCTGAGGTCAGGCCACCCATACCGGCATAGGATGACGTCGCTGATCCACCGAGGATGGCAGTTGTTACGGGTATAATGATCCGTGTCATGAGAGCCTGGGCAACAATATGGGACAGGAATGAGCGAAACCAATCTTTCATATCATCCAGGGTCGCGCTCCAGCCCTCCTTGAGGTTTATGGATATCCGTTTGATGGCGTCCGCCGTCGACGTCTGGATGCCTTCGAGCATGTTCAACCACGTCTGGCTCGCCTCCGCGCCCGCATCGCCGAAATTGTATAAAAGCTGCTGGCCGACGAGCGAGTCGGAAAACTCCAGGAATTCCCGATGAGTCTCCAGAATAGACTTCGCCCGCCGGATGGACGCTGCCTCTTGAGCGGCGGCCCGGGCCCTGTTTTGCTCGAGGATACTGAATCCCGAGGTGACCGATGCGGTCTCCTTCCGAACGTATTTGAGGCCATCGGCCAATTCTTGCAGCTGCTTTCCGACTTTCGAGAGGGCGTTTTCGCCCTTCTCCCCGGTCGCTCCAAGCTCATCAGTGACTTTCTTGACAAGCTCAGGTGTCGGTTTGAGTTTCTCGTTGAGATCGAAGAAAAGTCCATTGATCGTATCCACCGCCAGCCCGGAGGTAGAAAGTTCCTCCACTTTCTTTTTGGTGGTATCCAAGTCGGCGGCCATGCTGGTGAGATTCCAGTCCAGTTCGTTTATCGAATCCCCTACGGAATCAAAGGTTTTTCTCTCCTCCTCTGACATCTTCTTCAAGGAATCGATAAGTTTTCCGATGGCGGCCCCGAGGCCCCCCCCGGCCGCTCCGAACAGGAAATATCCGACCAAACCCATTGTGGCCAAATTTTCGTTCTCGGCGACCACATCATATGCCGTTCCCATTGCCTCTGTTATTTTCCCGATATTCGTGAGCCCGGATTTTACAAGATCGAAGACAGCGCTTGCAGTATCATCTACCCATTGTTCAAATTCATCCGTTTTCATCCATTCCTTTAGCCGGGATTCAACTTCTTGCACGGCAGGAAGAAGGCTCCTTGCGATGTTCGCCTTGATGGATGTTGTGGCCTTGCCGAATTTTTCTTCGACGTCACCCACGGCGTTTCCGAATGCCGTGAGACCTCCAGAATCCGTCGCCCGGATCGCCGCGGCCTGGCCTTTGACCTGGGCTTCGATCTGCTCGAGAACGCCGATAAATCCTTTTGATCTGTACACGACGTCATCGACGACTATCCCCGTTTCAAGGAGCTCCGATGTCATGCCCAGGCTGGCCTTCCCGAGCTTCTGTGCGGCGCCGACCATGTCGCCGCCCATGAGCGCGGCGATATCCACCATCGCAGCCGCGGTGCGCGGCAGCAGGTCGACCGTGATATCTTTGTAGGTGAGGAGAAATTTTTCGCCCCGGATGATGGCCTCATCGCCATATGTGGACATATTCTGAAGTCCGCCGGCGACATCGAGAAGGTTGTCGTACAGCTTCGCGGAATAGCGATCCATTGATATCAGGCGCTGGCGCATGCCCGCCTCGGCCTGTTCCTGGACCGCGTACAGGTTTTCGAATTCGCCGACGAGGCGGGAGAGGCCCACGGTTCCGATGAGGGCGATGACGGCGTTTCGTACGTTTAATATCTTGCCCACCACCGCCTGGAGGTGGTCCGAGACCCTCCGGACGCCGGAAGTGGCCTTCGTCCCCAGGGAGTCAAACGAGGACTCCAGGGACCGGACCCTGGCCTCTCCCGTCTTGGATTCGACGTCGATGACGAGCCTGAAAGTCTGATCGGACATGCCGATGGCCTATCTCTTTTTCGCCGTGAGACCCCGGATCGCTGCCTCCATCTTCTCCACGGCCTCCACGGGGTCGTCAATTTCAAGCTGCTCTACGATCCACCTGGCATATTCAGTGTTCAGGTAGGCCCCGGAGAAGCCCGCCTTTATCAGGCTTGGGAACCGTTCGAACAGATCCCAGATTTCCAGGTTTTCCGGGAGCAGGTCCACGCGCCGGCAGGCTTCGCAGGACGTCGGGACCTTCGATGGATCCAGGAACCTGATGACACGGCACGAATGACAACTTTTTACGCCTCGGGGCCGCGCCCGGATCCAGGAGGCGTAACACTCGAGTTTTTTACCGCGGCGGCCCTTCTTTCCTCATAGTGCTCCGCGACATTCCGGGCCTCATCGATGGCCCAGTTCGTGAAGTCGATGAATTTATCGGCCACGTCGAGCTTCATTTCATCAGTGCAGGGAATGGGCTGGCCCTCGGTGTTCACAACCCCCTCCCAGTCTTCAAAGACATGGCAGATGATGAGATCCTCGAGAAGGTCCGGGTCAACCTTTTCGACGACGCCGGTGTTCCGGAAACCGGTACGCCGTTCCGTGACCGTCGCTTTTTTCCGGAGTTCCCGCAGGATTTTTTTGTCAAGGGGCCGGATTTTGCCCCCGACGTCGCCTTGATACAGGCTCCAGATGCCTTCCTTGCGTTCGCTTTTCGGTTCGAATTTCAGCATGACAGCTCCTTATCTTTATCTTTGAATTTTTCCCGTGCGGTTCAACGGCAACGGGTCGGCAGCTGCCGGCCCCGCCGATTACGTGAATGCGATCGAGATCTCATCGTCCCCGCTGTCGCGGGTCAGGGCGCAGCCGATCGAAAGATTCTGCACGCCGCTCTTGTCTCCCGGAGTGATGGCGGTGTATTGCACCTTCGGGGCCGTGATCGTGCAGATATTCCCGGCCGCGCCGGTGAGAGCAGTGGTCAGCGCCCCGAGGTTCCCGCTGCGCCATTTCCCGTAGAAGTCGTAGGTGGCGACCGTCACCGTTTCGGGATCGATGTTCATGGTCGGGGTCCGCCCGGTGATGACGGCGCTCTTGTGGCCGCTCGGCGAATTGGCATCCTGGCGCAGCGCCACGGCGTTCGCCACGTCGACATCCAGCGTCCCGATGATGGCGGCGTAGGAATCGACGGCAAGGGCGGCCGAGAGAAGCGCGGGCGGAACGGTCGTTTCGTAGGACACACCGCTCGAGAGCATGGCGCCGTCGGTGACCGAAAAATCCGCCCCGGTGAAGGTGAAGTGGATCGAGCCGGGCTCGCCGTCCTTGAGACTGATCTTCGCGGTTCCCCTGGCGCCCCAGATTTTCTCGATGATGCCGTCGTGATAGCCCCCGAGGGTTATCGACGGGACCGACGCCGACGCGGGCGTGTACGTCACCGAGGTTGATTCGACGATCGTCTCCGCGAATGCGCAGGCCTTGAGAAGCTTCCCGAGGGCTGGGGGCGTTCCGGCGGTGCCGGAGCCCTTGATCTCGACATCGAATTCGATGACACCGGAGCGGACGCCGGGAACCTGGCTGAACTGCGAGAGGGACGCGCTCGACTGATTGCGGGGCTTCATAGCAATGTTCGGCCGGAAACTGAAATTCGAGACGAGCAGGGCATCCGCCCCGGCCAGGCTTTCCGCCGTTCCTTCCTCGGCCTCGATGTGTGCTGCAAGCTGGACTTTCGCTGTGAGCATGGCTTACCTCCTTTTCCCCCCGGCCGGGGCCTTGGTCTTTTTCTCCTCGCCTTCTTCCGGGGTCTGGCCGGATTCTCCGGCGGGCTCCGGACGCGATTCGGCCTTCGCCTGCCGGTCCTTGAATTCTTTTTCCGTGAGCTTCTTCCCGTCCCTGCCCAGGTAGTGGGTCGTCGCGGTTTTCACTACGTCCTTCATGCCTCATCCTCCCGTATAAAGATGGCCGTAAGCGGTCCAGTATTCCGCCGCGTAAACCGAGACGCCCTTGTCCATATAGACGGCATTTACGGGCCCCGGTCTGACGGGGTGGATTTCCAGGCCGAACTGTTGTCCGACGACGGCGTCCCGCACGGCGGCCAGCATGGCATACGTGCCGGGGTTCTCCGTCGAGCCCCGCCTCGCCCCGGCTTCCCCGCGGAGGTTTTTGTCGCAGACGAAGATTACGAAGCGGAGCTTTTCCAATTTTCGGGAGCCATGTTCTTCGAAGACGCTCCCCCCATAGACGACGAGGATCGCCGGCAGGATCCGGGCGGCCCGTTTTATTTCATCTTCGGTCGCAAGCTCCGCCTGGTAGCTCTTGATGTCGCGGACCGCGACGGAGATCTTCAAGGGCTCAAAGGCTGCGATGAAGCCGTCTTCGATGTCTTCGATGGTGACCGCCATATCAGTAATTGTCCAGGCTCCCGGAGGAGCCCTTGGACGCCCTCCCGATGGAGAAAATCCTGTCCGTTTTCGAAACCGTGGCCTCTGGTCCGCCGTCGGCGTCCGCCGCCGGCTCGTCCGATCCGAGGGAGGCCAGCCCCCTGGCCACGTCCCGCAGGAACTGAACGGCCTTCTCGTAGCGGGCTTTCCTTTCCTCGGGGAGCCCCAGGGCGGCGCGGCGCGTATAGAGATTGTAGACGGCGATGTCCACGCTGATCTTCCGGACCATCGCCGGAACGGTCGTGAACGGGACGCCGTACCGGGCCCCGCAGTAGCTGTCGATCTCCGAGTCGGCGTCCGCGATCGCCCGGTCGACCTTGTCCGAATCGACCGATCCGGCGCCGGCGTCGTCGGTGAGCTGGATCAGCTCATCCGCCGTGATCTGCTCGACGATGTCCGCCTGGGTACAGTACATCAGGATTTTCCCTTCTTCGCCTTCGACGCCGGCGCCGCATGGGCCTCCTGGGTCGCCTCATGGGCCGCCGGGGCGCTTTCCGTCTTCTCCTCGGTGGGATCCCCGGCGAACTCGAAGCGCTGCTTGCGCATCGTGGCCAGGAGTTCCTCGCCGACCTTGTCGGGATAATCCTTCACCTCGTCCTTGTAATGCGGGCCGAATTCGCCGACGTTGACCGACGGCGAGGGGCCGAGATATCGAATCTTCATGATCGTTCCTCCGGTTTCAATTCCCCCGCGCCCCCGTCGACGGGAACGCGGGGGAAGGCTTTTGATAAAAAGGCCCGCCGCGATTACGTCGCGTACGTGTCCTTCCAGAGGTACCCGGCGTAGGCGGACACCTGGACGATGTCCGTCTCCTCGGCGACCTCGTAGACGTCCTGATGCTTCGAGGCTTCGCGCCAGGTGGTCACGCGCCTGGGGGCGCCGTCCTCGTAGGCCGCGCGAACCTGGTATCCCGCCGAAACGACCTTGAGACCGGGGGCGGGGGGACGGTAGTAGAGAAAGCCCATGCCCTGGCCGGCGTTCACCTCCCAGATGTAGGCGGCGGTGAAGTCGTCCCCGGCCGCGGCTTCCTCCGCCGTGGAGTAGATCGCCTCTCCGACGAGCACTTCATCGAGGTCGCACAGGGCGGCCAGGAGCTCCTTTGTCAGGACGCCCCTCTGGGTGTACTTGATCTTCTCGAGGACGGCCTCGCAGAATTTCAGGGCCTCGTAGGTTGCAAAATCGAGGACGAGACAGTTCGGGGTCTGTCCCGTGGCCTTCTGGATGGCCTTGCGGCCCGCGGAGATATCCGCGAGGAACGTGTTCGTGGCACCGGTCGGCGACCAGAGCCCTTCGGCATCGTCACCTCCCGAGTTCCCGTCCACCCAGGTCCCGCCGGTGATGAGCCCGGCGACCCGCCGCTCCTTCTTGAGGTCGACCTTGTCGGTGGCGAATTCGATGGCGTCCTGGTCGGGCTTGAGGGGAGGGGCGAACCTCGTCTTCACGGCCCGGCGATCTTCGTCGGTCACGTCCTTCGCGAAGGCATACTCGACCGTGGAGATGCTTTTGAAGTCGACCGGATACCCACCCCGTTTCGCCTCCGCCCCGGGCCCCCGGATCCCCGCCTCGTCGCGGAACCAGGCGCCCCGCTTGTAGATGAGAATCTTGGCCTTCGGGTCGGCGTTGTCGATGATGGGGAAGACCCGGTCGGCGATATAGTTCTTGTTTCGATACGCCACGGACACGTCCTGCAGGGGGCCCGTGACGAGAGTCTCTCTGACATTCGGCTGCGTCATTGCTTTGTCCTCCTTGCTTCAGCTCTTAGTGGACCACGGTCCCCAGGCTGTAAATGGTCACCGTCGTTCCGGAGGTGACGACGACGAGGAATCGCTTGCTGTTGTTCTGGGCGATGGTCGCCGTTCCGGAAATGGTGACCCCCTCGCCCGCGGTCAGGGTGATTGTCTCCGCATCATCGGCCGTGTTCCGGATGGTGAACTCGAAGGCGTTCCCCGTTCCGCCCTGGGCAAGGGCCGCGATGATGAGCGCCGCCGTGGGAGTGACGTCGGCCCTCCCGGCGCCGGCCGGATCCCGGAGGATCAGCCCGCCGAGAAGCTGGGCGGCCGTTAAGGTAACGACGTCAGCCGTCGCGATGGTCGTCGCGGTGATTTTCCGGATCCCCTTGGACCGTCCCAGAGGAAACGGGCCGATGAGCCGGACCGAGCACAGGTCGTTCTCGGCGCCGGCGGCCTCGAGGACGATCCCCCGGGCATATTCCCAGAGGGTCCCGGCGTCGTCGCCCTTGCCGGCGTCCGTTGCCCCGACATATTCGGGCTTGACCATCGTCCCGATGGCCAGCGCGGCGTTGGCGACGAGCTTCGAGATGCCGTCCACGCGGACCACCGCAGCCTCCCCGGATTCCGGAGCGTTCTGGAGGACGCCCAGGGCGACCTCCTCTTCCGAGTCGGGCAGCCGGACCTTTCCGGAGGAGTTCAGCACCACGAAGTGGAGCCGGTAGTCGGAGAGGTCCTCCGCCGCCTTACGCGAAACATCGAGAATCCCGATTTCCGTTGCCATGTCACTTCACCCCCGTCGTGAACTCGGCGGCGTATTCCCTGGCCAGGTCGGGGTGCTTCCGCTGGACTTCGGTGAAAGCCGCGTTGTAGGTCAGGTCCTTGTTTGCCTTCATCTTCTCCTGGACCAGGGCGGACATCTTCGTGGCCGCCTGGCCGGATCCGCCGACATCCTTGTCGCGGGTCGCCTTCTCCTTGAAGTCCACCACCCGGGGGAGTTCCTTCT